AACTATTAATATTGCTACCGCTAACAATGGTACTTTGTTCTCTTCCTTCATATAGTAGTACTTAATGATGTGTTATTCCCAGGATTTCTTTTCTCTGTATGCTTTTTCGTGTCTGCCCAAACTCCTACCGCAACTGCCGCCACAATAGACAGCAAGTTTCTCATTGGCATTGATATAGAAGTTTGGTCGCTTATTTTCATTTATTTGTTTTAATTCTTTTTTTGAGCACGTATTTTTTGCCTTTTATTTTATATACTCTTTTTTTAGGCGCTTTACCACCTACCCATGCTTCATTATAATCGTCTGTAGATTTATCGTCGCCTTTGTATCTACCTTTTTTTGTTCTTGCACGTTTGATTTCTTTAGTTAAAACCAAAGGTTCGTCGTTTACACCGACTAACTTTTCTAGCCACTTCCACATAAACTACTCCTTATTTTTTTTAAACGGATTTAGTCTTTTAACTCTACCTACAGAACTTTTACCAAGATTTTTAGCCTTAGTTCCGAGACCCTTACCAAAGCCAGCAGTTTTTGATCCTGCTTGTTTAACTTTATCAGTAAGTCCTTTAAGATTTGGTTTCCACATATAGTTTTCTCCTTCTGTTACTTACTATTATACACTGTCCATGATTGCTTTTACGAAATTGGCATTTGCTTTTTTAGTTTCATCGCAAATTGTACCTGCAGTTTCGACAGTTTCATCACATAGTTCTCCTGCACCAGCAGTTGCACCATCAATGAAATCTCTAGCAATACTAAAGATCCAGTTTTTTAGTTCTTCTAGCATAACGTTTTCTCCTTATTTTTTCTTGAACCAATTCAAAGGATTTACCTTGTCAGCGAGATTTTCAACTTTCTCATTAACCCACCATCCTAGAACAAATCCTATAATTAATCCTAATGTAAAAAACATAGTATTCCTCCTTCAATTATATATGTGCGTATTTATCGGAAAAAATACTCCAAATTTGGTATATAATCCTTTAAATTGATTCTTCTGTGTTTATCTTGTATAGTAGTGAACTCTAATAGCTGTTTTTTAAGTTCTGTTACGTCTCTTTCTTTGTATGCTGTAAGTTTTTCAGCAAAAGCAAATATTCCATATCTAATTAATTCTGGGTGGTTTGCTTGTTTCTCTTTGTGAATATTTGCTACAATTTTTTTAATATACCATTCTGGAAGAATATCCCAATGCATAAAACGTGGATCGTTTAGAACTTCAATCATTACAGGTACTTGTGTTTCGTTCACAGCTAAAGGAGTAAGTGTTTTTATAACATCTAGAGTTGAGTGTATGTTCCACATTTGTAATACAAAATTAAATCTTAATGTTGAATCTTTGTTTAATGTTTTTACAAACGCATTGTATTTTAAAATATTTTTGTAGACAGTATTATATACTGCTGGATATCTTACATACTCATACGTTTTATCAATACCATCCATACTAATAATAAGATCAAGTTTTTTGAATTGTCGTACCATGTCAAAAAATTTTGGATGAATTTTTGTTGCATTGGTAGTAATGTCGAGCATAATATTTTTTGCAACGCCAGTATCAATACAATGTCGTAATAAATCAAAGAACTCTGGATTTAATGTTGGCTCACCTCCAGTAACGTGAATAAGTTTACTCTTTACCGCTACCTTTTTTATTTTGTCCATGTTGGTTTTATTCTTTGGCCATGCATAGTCTTCTTTAAAATATCCATCATAATATTTCCATGATGTATCTTTGTTTGGATCTTTTTCTTTACTGTTCCATCCAAGTGCTTTCCATTCTTTCCAAAGCTCACTAGATGCATAAGGAAAACACATTTTACATTTTAAATTACATTTGTTTCCGAGTTTAAAATCTACTTTTTTAATGCTGTATTCTGTTGTATTATTATTTTTAGCAAAATATTCTTTATTAATAGCAGTTCGAATAGAACTACCATATAGCTTTTCATTTTTATAACAGGTTACACATTCAGGTAATAGCTTACCTTTTAACATAGATTTTCTTACGTTGTTAAGATAATCACTGTTAAACCATTTGTCAATACTATCTAAATCTTTAATTGAAGTTTTCTCTGTTGAAAGTAAAGCAGTCCATTGTGCCTCACAACACATTTGCATACGTCCTGTTGGCGTAACAGTAATACTATCAAATGGTACTCTACAATAAGATTTAGAAACTTCCTTCATATTAAAAATAATGAGCTAGTTCGGGAATATAATTTGCAATATTAATACTCCTGTGGTTGTCTTGCGTTGTAATAAATTGTTTTAATTCTTTCCAGCCGGCCCAGTTTTGTTTTGTAGTAGATAGTTTAGTTAAACATTCTTGTATAATTTCGTTCATGGGTTCGTTGTTAGATGATTGTTTTAATATTAATAATTTTTTTATTTGTTGTTTAATATCGTTGGCATTTAATAGATTATAAGACATATAAGCTGGATCTTCTAAGTAAATTATTCCGGGTTTAGAATTAATACAAAGAGGAGTATATCGTTCTATAAAATTACTAAGGTGGTGCAAATTAAAAACTTGTAAACAAAAATTAATAGTAAATCTAGAGTTAGGTTTATTTCTTAACCAGTTATGATAAAAGTTTGCGTTCCGTTCAACAATATCAAAGTTTCCGGGATATCTAATATAGTTAAATGTATTATCCAAACCATCTATACCCAAAATTATTGCAACAGAATTAAACTTTTCAGCCATTGTAATGAATTGAGGAGGTATAACTGTTCCGTTTGTTACAATCTCAAAATCAATATTTTTTGCATAGTTGTTGTCAATACAATGTTGCATCCAATCAAATAACGTTTTATGTAATAGTGGTTCGCCACCAGAGAAATGAATATGTTTGTAATGTTTAGCCATGGCTTTTAATTTTTCAATATTTTTTTCTTTTGTTGGCCAGTTATAATCAACTTTATCTTTAGTTGAACTTTTTACAATTGGATCATTGTATTCCCAACCTATTTCTTCCCACTCTGTTTGTAATTTACTACTAGTCCACGGGTCACACATTTTACATTTCAAGTTACATTTGTTTCCAAATTTTAAGTTTAAAGTTTCTAATTTGACGTTGTCTAGTGGTTCATCTTTATTTTTTTCAAAATATTTGTAATTAGTTTCTTGTCTAATTGATTGTTCACCGCGTTCCTCACATTGATAACAACCAATACATTCTTTTAAAGGTTTACCTTCTAGCATTGATTTACGCACTTGGTTCATATATGAACCATGAAACCAATCATTAATGTCGTCAACATCGTTAATATGTTTTTTATCGTCAGGAAAAGTATAGTCGTGTTTTGCGTTAGTTCTCCATGGAAAAAAATTATAATAACAAAATTTCATTAGGCCAGATTTGTCTACAATAACTTGTTTAAAAGGCATTCGGCAATATGTTTTAGGAACTTTTCTCATGAATATATTTTAAAATTAAATGATTGTATGCATCTAAGTATTGCATATCATCTTCTCTAGGTGCAACCTCAACTTGCTTCTTCAATTCTTGTTCAATAGAACTATTATTAACATTACCTAATGCATGACGTAATGCTCCCGGCCTATCCGGAAATCCAGCCGCCATGTATGAATAAATGTTACCATTAGGAACTACACAGATTTTTATTTGTGGAGCTTGTTTTGGACTCAATTCATTATAGGTTACTCTCATTAGATGCGTGTCTTTACCATTCATAGCGTCTTGAAGAGCGTAGCCGTAATCAACAGTTGTGTTCATTTTTTTAATACGTTCGTCAAATGTCAATAGTGTATCCTGGATTTTATTTCGTTCATTTATTTCATATTGGAATGTATAGTCTTCTCTTAACGACAAATTATTTGTACCGCCTATATCTTGTATATAATTTATAATGCTTTGTAAATTTTCAAAATGTTTTGGTAATAGAACATAGTTTAAAAATAATTTAGTTTTGTCATCTCGTTTATTATACTTGGTTAAGTTTTCTTTTACAATTTGCCACCCTTTGTTATGTCTGGTCGTTGCTACGTATTCTTCGTTATCTAATCCATATAAAGATATTCTTAAATGATCTAAGGAATTTATGTAAGGATTTTTTGATAGTATTTTATCATTTAATAAAAAACCATTAGTAATCATTCTAGATTTATATCCTTTATCAACTAAATCTTTACATATATCATTAATGTAAGGACTGGTAAGAGGCTCTAATCCTCCGGTAATACCGAATCGATTCTTATCTTTACCATCGTCTTGTTCTATAATTTGTTTGTATACATTTTCACTTTTCTTTATAACAGCATCATAATTTCGTCCACAATATAAACATTTGAACATACAACTAGCGCCAGGATATAAATTTATTCTATAAGGATATTTGTAAACGCCGTCAATAGCGGCCCGAATTGCTCCACTCTCAATGATAGGTTGTAAGGTTTTCCAGTAAGGAGATTGTTCAAATGGTTGCATTATTGTTAATTATTTGCTATTTTTCGTGGTTGACTGTATCGTGATATGTGTTATTATGTGTGTATATTATGATAAATACATTTATAAAAAGATTAGTTGTTATATTATTTGCAACTGTTTTGCTAACAGCTTGTTCTGTAAAAAATCCAACACTTTCTTATGGTAAGAAGTGTGTGATTGATGGGGATCAGGTTGTTTATTCTTATGTTTGGTTATTTAATTCTGAAGATGGATTGAAGGCAACAAAAGAACAATGCAATCAAATTGCAGAGTAATATATAGTTATAACTAATTTAATAGGAGTTTAAATAATTGACTATGAAACGGTTATTAGGCGCAATACTATTAGTAACGTTTTTAAATGGATGTTCGGGTCTTCCACTGGTATCTACCCTTGAAGGTAGTCTTTCAATTAATGGTGCAATAGCAACAGCTACTGGAAAATATGAGCATCAGGCGGCAAGTGCTCTTGTTAATTTAGCATCACATAAATCAACTGGTAAAACAATAAGTCAACATATGTACGCGGCTGTTGAAAACAAATATACAGAAAAACGTCTTAAAAAACACTTTAAAAATAAAGAATTATCGATTACTAGTTTCGAAATTGCAAATAAATCTTTAAATGATTTTGGAGGGTTCCTACCAAAAGATAAAGGAAACTGGTTCCTAGGTAAAAAGAAAATTCATGTTGAAAAAGAATCAATTAGACCTTATACACCAATTCACAAAAATGAACCAAGCATAGCAACGCATATTAATGAGTCACCGGTACATTATGTAAAATTAACAAATTACACAACATTAGACAAATTCGCACCAAATTTTAAACATAAAATAAAACAAAAATCATATTCACATTGTTTTAAATCGTCAGGGTTAAATTTCGTTTTGAATATGCAATATTGTAATAAGTCAGAAGGTAAAGATATAGTTTTTTAATTATATGTATAAAATTTTAATTCTTGCTTATCTTATAACACAAGATCCAATAGCAACACAACAAACGTTTCAAATGCAACAAACATATGATACAATGGAAGCCTGTAAAACAGAACTTACTTTACAGACAAGGAATAACGGAACCTATGATGTTATGTGGGAATTTGTTGTAGACGGTCAGTTTAAATGGGATTGGCTAGTTGCTGGTTGCAAGAACGACGATACAGGCGAAGAGTTCAGACTAGAGCCATCGTATCCATTGGGTAAACCTAAAGAGTTAGAAGGTTTAGATTTTACAGAAAATCGATTAGCAATTTAAATTACCTTGTATGTAATTCGAGTGGTTCTCTTTGACAAGCAGGATCATTTGGAACAAACGCACAACCAAGTGCAGTACCAAGATCTTTCATTATTATTATAGTATCAAGTGGAGTAGTTTTTTTAGGATTTAAATTAGTTGTTGGAATAGAAACGCAACCAAGTACGCCAACTAAAATTAATATTACGGCGAGAGTCCATATTATATTTCGTTCTATTTTTTTATCCATTGCAACAACTTAATACATCCATCATCCAAAAATGATAGATTAATATTCCGATTATAATTCCTTCCAGCCAGGCCGCATATGCACACCACACTGGGTAGTCACGAATTAGTTTTATTTTCCAATTCCAAAATTTCTTTAACATCTGTTTCATGCTATTATTTACAACTAATAGTTTAAGACTTTTATTTGCTTTTAATGATTCTGTCGTCTGCGATTTTATTTTTGTTTACACCTTTTTTAATTGTGTAATCTAAAGTACCATGAGCACCTGCTTCAACGGGTTGACGTTGAGTTCTGAATAGTATTTTTTCTTTTTTAGTTTCAGCAAGTTGTTCTGAATGTTTAATTAAATGTATTTTATCTCTCATGGTAGTATTACTTATGTGTTTTTTACAACTCAGATATGTAAGGATTGCATGGTAATATTGCTTATGTATAAAGACACTTGATAAGCCTTTACCATGCGTGTACGCCGCTCTATAACGCTTTAAACGGTTGATTTTTCTAGGAGTTATAGTATAATATATAGATAGCCGACATAGCTCAATTGGTAGAGCAACTGATTTGTAATCAGTAGGTTCGGGGTTCGAGTCCCTGTGTCGGCACCACACACGCAGATTTGTACCATGTCCAGGCATGGTAGCTGTTTGGTACGTTTGGTGATTTTGGTGATTTTGGTAATATACGATTTGGATACATACTACGGGCCGATAGCTCAGTTGGGAGAGCACCTGATTTGCATTCAGGGGGTCGTGGGTTCGAATCCCATTCGGTCCACCAAAGATTATTCTTGTATTGTTATATAATAGTACTATATAATAATATTATTATGGAAACAATCAAAAAATTAATTGCAAAACCGGCACCGTGGCTTTATTTTATCCTCGTTGTTGTTTTGTTGATTATTGTAACAAATCAAGCAGGAACAGTTAAAGATTTAGAAGCAGACTTGTCTAATGCTAACGATGAAATTTCGGCGTCAGCAACTCTAACTGAATCATTGTCAGACGAAATAGCAGTTCGCAATGACGCAATAGCAGGATTAGAATCTGTAATTGCAGGTTTGGAAGCCGATTCAGTGGCGGTTAATGCTAGACTGAACGACTCTGATGCTCTAAGAGGAGAATTAGAAAGTACAGTTGCTAATTTAGAATCACAACTGAATGCTAGTGCTTCAGCTTTGGAAGATGCAATTGCAAATCCAAACTGTCCAGTGGTAACTGAATAGACCATAACGGTCTGTTAGTGTAGCGGTTAACACGTCTCCCTGTCACGGAGAAGATCACGGGTTCGATTCCCGTACAGACCGCCATGATCTCTTTATAATTACGTATATGAAATGGTTCTTTACAATGGAGTTAAAAGGTTACAACGAACATTGTCCAATAGAATTAGCAAAGAATCTTATAATAGATGAATCCCCATTTGTAAAATATTTGCATGACAACAATGCTTTAAAAATACGTTATATCAAAACAAGAGCACTTATGGAATGTTATGCTAAAGCAAAACATCTTACCATAGCAAGAATAAAATATGGTAAGGTATTGCCCGGTAAAATGAGCTTTATTGAAGTATTCATACAACATCAATTAAAACGTAAAATGGAATTGTCACGAGGAAGTACGTAATGAATATTGGGCATTTTTCAGATAAAGAAATTCCTGTAAACAATAATGCTGAAGGAATGAAAGTAAATTCGTTTGGCTATCGTTGTCCAGAATTTGCTCCTTTACCCGCAGGGAAAAAGAATGTAGTTATATTAGGATGTTCACATACCTTTGGAGTTGGTCATGCAGAAGAAACATATTGGGTATCCCACTTATCAAAACATAATACAAAATTATTAAGGTACTGGAATCTAGCGGTACCAGGGTGTTCGGCAGATAAAATGGTTCGTATTTTATATGGAACAGAAAAAGTTTTATTTCCTAAAATTATTATTTGTTGTTGGCCAAGTGTTAGTAGAAGAGAACATTTAGATAAAATTCCAATCCATTTATTTGGTCGAGACAAACAATTAAGATACGAAACAGATATTACAGATCATCAAAATTTTTTAAAAAATCTTTTTTTTGTACAAAAATTTGCTGACCATAATCATGCAAAAGTATTTCACTGTTTTGCAGAAGAGATACCTATTCTTCCAGCTAATTTAAATGTAATGGATTATGCTACGCTTAGGAGTTGCTGGCCACCATGGGATCAATATTTTGGAAAAGGATCACGCAGAGAAAGAATTACTGATCCAAATATAGCACAAGATGGTATACATTATGGAGAAAAACATCATAAAGGGTTTGCTGAATTGCTATTGAATAGATTCTCATCAAAATTAAAATAATCATTAATATTAATTTTTCTAAGATAGTCTTGTTTTTTAATAAACAGTTCTAAGTTAGGTTGTTCATCAATTACACCACCATTTGTATTATCGGATTCGATTGCTATATGTGTAGCCATTTCGTGTAACATTTTATTGTTGCTTGATAAAAAATCTATTTTTGCATCAACAGTAAATGGATTTTTATATTTTACATTTAATACGTCGGGCGTGTTTAAAAATGCCCATGCATGATTAATATTATTATCTGATGCATATTTTATAATATTTGGAAAGTCTCCAACATTTAAACAACTTACAGTAGTCCAGAAATCTAATTTAAGTAGTTTGTATTGTTTTTGTAGTTTTTTATATTTTGCAACTGTTTTTATAAATTTTTCCCATTTAATTGGCCACCGTACGTAATCATGCACGTTTTCAGTACCATCAAAACTTATTGTAACAATAACCATAATTTTATTTTCTAATAAATCAATTAATTCATTAATCATTCTTGAACCGTTAGTATTCATTCTTACTATTTTTGTATTAGATGGTAAGTTTTTTAATAAAATTTTATAATTTTTACTAGCAGTAGGTTCTCCGCCATTAACATCTACTTCTAAAATTCTGTGTTGTGGTAACCCAAAAAACGTTTGAAGATTGTTTGTTTTTATATAATTTTTTTCTAAACTTCCTATTTTAGTTGAAAGATTTGCATTACAAGTTTGACAAGCACTATTGCATACGTTATCTAATACTCCACCAACAACTAGATAATCTTCTTTAAGTGGATGTAATATTTTATGTCGTTCGATACTTTTAGTTCTAATACTTTCTCCAGTTACTTCTTCGGTTTGTTTACATCTTATACATTCTTCTGGCCAAGCATCTAACGTCATATCAAGTTCAATTTTTTTAAGCCATTGGCTTTTATGTAAGTCTTTAAAAGTTTTAAATCCCTTTGCATTTGTCATATGCCCACATTTACCAATTGTGCCATTGTCATTTAATCTAACAAAATGATTAATTCTTGGGCAAAACATTTATTAAATCCTTTATAATAGTTTTTAGTTTTATATTCTTATGCATATATTTTTGTATCATTTTTTCGTCGATGTTGATAAATTTTTTTATAGGATTAACAGTAATTTTATTTTTCGGCCAGCTTTCGTCTCTAGTTTTGTTTGTTAATAATCTGTCTAATGTATACATTGGTGTTAATTCTACATCACCATCAAAATATTTTTTTAAATGTAACAACCAAATAAATTGTGGAATAAAATGTCTATCAATTAGTTTGTTGTTTTTTATTTTTGTCATTGTTTTAGTAACTGTTGTTTTTTTAACAAAAGCTACTTTGTTGACTCCGGCTATAAATCTTTCTGTAGGATCTCTTAAAATAACAACAATATTTTTTAATTTTTTAATATTACTATTAACAATTAGTTTATCTTTTTGTGCAAGTAGTTGCGTTGATCCATTTTTAAATATTGGATAAACGTATAAGCCTTTAATTTTTATAACATGACAATCCGTGTTTAATAAATTGCCCCAACTAGACAACATTTATAATAATATTCCTTGGTTTTCTAACACTTGCTTGACGTATGCCTCAGCCGAAATACTGTCAGAAGGACTAAACTTTTGTGTGTTGACACTGCCAGGACGGATCAAAGACATCTTTATATTGCTGGCCTGTGCATTTAATTGTTCATGAGCAAGTTCCAAGCTCATTTTTTGATTGCGATATTGCATTGACTCTCTCATGGTTAGTCCGTTTATTTCAAAATCACGTGACTCAGCACATATTTTTGTTGATATATTCCAGATATAATGAACATCTTTGTAAGGTTGCCACCGGTGCCAAACTTCAAATAACAATTCAGTCTGAGCATAAAAACTTATTGCATTGTTAATAAAAAAATCGCAAGGTTCTATTATAGATGCTGTGTGAATTGTTCTACGTATATTCTCTCCATCACTTCGCGATATACCAATTATTTCGTGTCCACGGGTAGATAATTGTTCCGCAAATGCTTTACCAATGCCGCGTTTATGTCCTGTTATTGCTATTTTCATGATTGCTGAATATTTAATTGTCAAATGTAGTGCAATAAATATTTTTTTTATGATAGATTACCTTGGAAATCAAACACAATACAAAGCAGTTCATGAGTTACCTGTATACAATCTCGAAGATATAAAACAACAAGTAATGCAATGGATACGCACTAATACTGGCTTTCTCGAAGACCGCACGTCAAAAGGGTTCTGGATGAAAATTGATTACAAAGACTTGGCTCGCAGTGCTCCAGCTTTAATTGAATATTTTCAATACGTAAAAATACCAATTCAAGAAATCACAGTAGGAGTTCTTACAGAAGCAATGACACAAGGATTTGTTTTGCATCATGGAGCACCCGACAGAAACTTTAAAATAAATTTTCCTATATACAATACTGAGGATGTATATACTGAATGGTATGATATACCTGATGAGAAGTTGCGTGAGTTTCCTGAAATTTTAAATGAATTTACCGACGGAGAGTATTGTTATAATCTCGATGCAATACATAATACCGTAGCTAATTTATATCCGTTGCGTGAACGTTATCATATGCATACGTGTCCTATAGTGTTTAACAGTTATCTACCACATCGCGTGATGCCAGGTCCACAAGCAAAGTATCCAAGAATTATGTTGGCTACTATGCCATTAAAAGACCCGTTTAATTTAATGAAGTTGTCTTAAGGTTGCTTCTTCTAAAATATCACCGTTTGAAGTTTTAGAAAATTCTTCTAACTTGTTTAGTTGTTTTAGATATTCAGAATTTAATGGATGTGCAGTGTTGAATATGTTATGTTCTTCAAAATTTTCAAATGTATTCCAGTCTTGTATTCGACTCAACCAAACCCTATCAGCATTATATTTTTTACCTAGCAGTGTAATATCTTCCATTTCGTGATAGTTGTTTTTTTGTACAACAAAGTATAATGTAAATCTAAAATTGTGTTTCTCTTTTAATTCAGATATGCAGTCTAGGTTTTCATTAATTTTATTCCAATTGCCGCCTAGTCTTAATTTTTCATATGTTTCTTTACTTGCACCGTCTATGCTAACACCTAGTTCTTGTAAATTGTTAATAACGTAAGGTACTTTAGTATGAAACTCTTTAAACATAAGTCCATTAGTTAATATGGAATACTTTATATTATCTCGCTCTGGAGTTTGTTCCATGAAGTGTCTATATACGTGTGAAGCAAAAGGATCGCCATCTGATCCTATGTGGACTTGGATTGGATGTTTATAATTGTATAACCAATCGTTTATTTTGTCTGCAAGTTTAATTCCTAATGTATATGCTGAACCTTCTTTATGAAATATTAAACCTTTACGACAGCTAGGACATCTTAAATTACAACTATCATCTATAGCAAGTCTTAAATGCTGTATGCGTTCCGGCTGGCCATGCAATACAGCACCAGACTTCATATAAGAGCATTGATGCTCATTACAATAACGATAAGTTCCGTCTGCAACAGACTCTTGTAAGTGTTTGTGTGTTTTGGAATTAATTATTTCGTTTAATGATTTTAATTGTAAGTTTCCTATGCTTTGTGGCAACCAAGATGTACACTCACAAGCATAACAAGATCCGTTTTTATCTATAAGAAGAGTATCATATGGTCGAGGGCATATGTTTTTAATTTGTAAATTTTTGTTAGTATCTATTTTATACCAATCAAATAGTCTCTGATTTATCATGCTCCTCTATCCATTTTGCCAAGTGTTGCGTAGTAAAGTACAAACCTGTTGGCCATGCCATTGGGTGTGTACGCCTTACTTCCTGGTTTGCTTGGTGTTCATCTATACGTTCATATAGATACGTGGCGAGGCTTGTTGTGTAGTTGCTTATCATCTATTTTTTAATTCTTCTTCGTTTTTCTTTTTCCATTCGTCTGTAGTGTTTGGGTCTTCCCACTTATATACTTCTTCTTCAGTGCGACTGCACCCAAAACAGTAGCCACTATCGTCGTCAATGCTACACACACCAATACAAGGAAATCGATAAATTTCATGACTGCTAATACTAAATTTTGCCATTTTTATTAGGAGTTGTTATCATATCTAGTGTTAGTGTAACACCATCAGGCACGACATACGAGTCATTATTTGTTTGTTGTTGTTGTTTTAAGAGTTGTCTATTACGAGAAAGTCGTTGGCGTTCCATTTGTTTAGCTTGTTTTTTAGCTTTTCGTTCGCCGGCTTGTGACTTATATGTGTGATGTATACCCATGGTATTGTCCTCATAATTTATACTTAATTATCTAGATCAGAGGAGGGAGAAACCTTTTTACGCTATTATTTTACGCTTCGCGTATTTTTAATTTTACGCATTTATAAAAATTTACGCATCTGGTAAATGATTTTTTAAACAGTGTTTCATACCGTTCATATACATTGGTTTAATTATATGTACTGCATTAAATTCTGCTTGATCTTTATACGGTGTTTCAAATGTGTAATTAAATTTAGATTTTAAAATATTTTTTTGTATTTGTGCTTCTTTAATACTTTCAAGCATAATGTTCTCAGGCATACTCATTACTTTATAAAATATTCTTTTATCACAATATAAAGACGTAACTAGTGTATCTCCTGCGTGTGAAATTTCTCTATTATATAAACCAGGCGTATTTTTTCTTGCAAAATCATCTTTCCATGCATCTTCTTTGTCAGATTCTAATTCTTTTATTAATTCTTCTTCAGTCATGTCGTGGAATGCTTCTCGCCAAGTTTTTACAGGTTGACTCCACAAATTATCTCTAGACGAATAACAATCCTTAAAATCGTCAAGTGTTTTGTTAAATTCTTCTAATTTTTGTTGTATAGATATTTTTTTTGGAATCTGTTTAGCAAACATATATTCGTAATAGAAAAACGGTTTGTGCATAAACATATTGTCTCCGTTTTGCCCAAATAATAAAACATCAGGTTTACTTTTCATGTTTGCAAGTTGCCATTGTGAGGGAAGAGTATCCCAATAAAAACAACTAGGGTCGTTCATAACTTCACTAGCAATTTTGCTTATGCTATCTTTGTCTAAAGGAAAATGGTCAACTTGTATATTTTTATTTTTTGTTTTATTGTTAGTTTTTTGCTTGTAATCAAACGGTCCATTTGAAGGAGCAAAGTGATACATAATTTTTTTAGAATCAGGAAAATATTGATCCTGTAAAACAGAATCAATGCCTTCACTTATACTGCTAGTAATATTTTTATAATTTTGTTTGATAACTGATGCATGACTATCCATACAAAAATGAATATATTCTTCAATTTCTGTACTTGTATTAAATGCCGGTATCGTTGGACTTAATGCATTAAGAATTGACTTGTGTGTGTTATGAATTCTTTTAATCTTAAGAATATTATCAACAATTTCTAAACAATGATCGGGTTCTAATATAAAAGTATTTTTAAAAATAGTTTTACATTTGGACGGAGAATATTGTCTTATTCCTAAACTAGGAGCTATGTCAGTGTATGAGGCCCAGTCTAAAATAAATGGTTCCCAACGTTCAAACGTTGTTAATGCTTTATAATTTCGTTCTTTTTCTGGTACATTAAGTCTATTCATTACTTCCGGCATATCAATATCTTTTGAATTAAACGGAAACAAATGTATTGCGTTTGTAATTTCAATTCTGTCTGTTTGTCGATAAAAAATTTTAGATTGACAGAAGTAATCAACTATAACTTTTACAGATGTTTTTGTTAAAATTACTGCCCAAAATGTACCGTTTGAATTTTCTAATAAATGGGGATCTCGAAAAACAATTTCATCTATAGGTTCTTCAATAACATATCCAGAGTAAATTACAAGGTGTTCTTCGTTTTGTGTTACATTACACTTTTTATCTGCCCACCAATACCACTGTCCGTGTTTGTTAGTTAATTTTTCTTTATTAGAAATAAAAAATTTCAAAATTTAACTCCTGTTACTTTAATAATTGTTCTGTCGACCGAACTTGTATTTTTCGTCCAATGGAGTGCTTGCCAGTTGTTTAATCGTATACAATCTCCTGCTTTCCATATCCAATCCCAGTCATTAATTACAAATCGTTGTCCCCAAACCCGATCTTCTACGGCAATAAACATACGCCATATATCTATTGCTGGAGCATCTAATGAATGTTTTAGTTTTAGTAAACCTGGATGTGCCATACATATATCTTCTAAGTAATATCCTAAAAAATCTAAATGTGGTTTACAGACTTGCCCGGGGGTTTGTATCTGTATTTTTGCCTCGAGAAATGTTAAATCTTCCCATTGTTCTCTTGCCCATTCTGTTAGTTTTTCGTTTCTAAAACTCCAATAGCCTTCATCTCCTTCTGTAGCATTTTCTATTTTTATTTCCGGAATATTTACTTTTTTTAATTTTTTAAAACCCCAGGCCTTTGTATTTGCAACGTTGGGTGCAGTTTCATAATCGTTTATAGTTTTAGTCCATTCGATATATTCTTTTAATATCATTTTTCAATTCCTAACATATTTTGTATATCTTTGATGGCTTGTAAATATGTTCCGGTTCCTTTTGGCATACACTTAATTTGTTGATGAAAAAATAATTTATTTTTAGTAGGTAATGTACACTTTAATTTTTCTCTACCTAAAACAAAAATGCCATCAATATAATATTGTAATTTTAAATTAGATTCTTGTGTTACAACCGAGTGTAATAATAAATTAAATCTATCAAAACACCTAGAATTAATATCAATTATTGCGTATTTTACATTACTTTGTAAAAGTATATTAAAGTCAGGTAGCATATGATCGTAATCATGATGACCAAAAATTATAAAATCGTGTTGTGTCCAATCGTACTTGTGGCTACTTTGTAATATAGGAATAATGTTTTTTGTGTCTTTGTCTATAGAATTCTTTACAGTGTTAAAAAAATGCGATCTATATTTTTTAGGTAGGAAAAAATAGTTGTCAACAAGGTATAATTTTTTGTCGGTGTCTTTAATACCATCCCAAATATGTTTAGCACTAGTACCAACAAATGTGCCAAGTTCACATATGGAGTTAGCATCACTGTTCTTAATAATGTTGGTAATATAGTCTAGTTGCTTTGTAGAAAAATCTGACCATAACGTTTGTAATTGCATATGGATATTTAAATGCAATTAGCCACCGCCACAAAAAAAGGCGACATAAAGCCGCCTTAATTTGTAAATTAATTTACTGTAATTTTGCTATACCGTCTAAAAGACCTGGGCTAAATTTCTTATCCCATTTAGTATAAATTTCTTCGGCTTCTTGTTTCATTGTTGTTTTATCTTCTTCGCTTAATTCAACAATTTCACAACCTCTTTCTTTAGCAGTTTTTTCAAACTGTTCAGCATCTTCTTGTGACCATTTTCTTTCTAATCTTGCCGCTTTGTAGGCAGTGTTAGTAAAGATATCTTGTTCTTCTTTAGATAAACTTTGGAAGAACGCATCACTAATAAGAATGTCTGTTAAGAATAAAGAGTGTTCTGACTTCAAGAAACTTTTAGCATTTTGGAATCTAATATATGTTGTATCTTTTCCGTCAACGCCTTTTGGAAGTTCTAGATCACTTAATTCTCCACCTAGTCTTGGTGTTTTAACTCTCGTAGTATTTGTAAAGTTTGCCCAAAATTCTTGAGTAATTGGGTTTCCGTTTACTCTGATTGTTTTATCTGCTAAATCAGATAAGTTTTTAATTGGTGTGTTTTCCATACCAACTGTTCTGTAACCACCTGAGTATGTGTATGCTAATCCTCTAACACCTGTTTGTTTTACAAGTCTAGAGTTGATTGCTTGTCCAATTGGTCCTTCTAAAACTCTTCTAGCATGACCGTGGTCTTTGAATAACCATGGCATATCAAAAACTAAAAAGTTTTTATCATACGTATGATTTTCTAATTCCCATACTTCAGTTTGAGACATTTGGATTTCGTTTTTTTCAACTAAATTCACAATATCTTCTCTTTTGAATTCTGGAGATTGTTTTAGATATTGCTCAGTTGTCAATATCTCTATTTTGTACTCTGGGAGTACCTTTTCAAGCATTTTTGCAAATGCTTTCGCAGTTCTAAGAAACAAATATTCCGGTTGGTGTGCGATTAACCATTTGATGTTTTTCATTGAATCACTCCTTGTATTTCAATTTATTTTAAAACGTGCTTGTATTTACCAAAAACATAAGGTATGGTAAAAAAATAGTGGATAAATGCGTTTATAATGGATTATTGCTCTTCGTCTGAGTGTAAATCTAATAGTAGTTTTCTTAGTTTGCCACCTTCGACTTCTGCTTTTTGTTTAACACCCATAGTTTCGCCTTTAGTAGGATCTAGTTCAGGTGTTGCATCAGTTGGTGTTATTTTAGATTTTTGTTTAAGTGTTTTGTATACTTCTGATGTTTTATAATGGAATTGTCCCTGGTCTTCTTCCTCTTCTAAGTTTCGTATTCTTAATGTATCCACATCAAATTCTAAGTCAACTTTGTGTCCCATACCAGAACTTGATCTTGTTTTCATAAATTGCACTTGATACCTGCCACGTTCTCTCATCGCTCTACTTGTAAATATTCCAATTACGTTATCTGCTGTTTGTACTTTAGATAAACCACCTGCTATATGTGAATGATCGTATTCCATTTCTTCTACACTAGCTCTGTTTAATTGTGATGCCGTTGCTAATAAACATTGGTTTCCTACTGCAAAATTTCTTAATTCTTCTGAAACATATTTGTCTTTTACAAACAAATCACTTGGAGATACTTTTTTGCTTTTTGGCATCATGAGATCTAAATAATCAATTAGTACAGCATCAATTTTCTTTTTATTTTTAAGTTCAAGTTCTTTAATGTAAGTTCTAATGTCCATTATAGTTGAACTTGCCGGAAGATATTTTAATTGTAAATGACCGGATTTTTTACTAACCATTTTAACTTTCATCTCAACATCAGACATTGATTTCATAACTTGCCTTGTTGGTATGTTTGTTACCATTGCATCCATTCTCATTGCCGCTAATTCTTCTGATAATTCAAAAGAAATATAAACTACGTTCAAGCCAGCCAGTGCCCAGTTAAGAGCAAGGTTTTGTAAAAATAAACTTTTGCCTGCGCCTGATCCACCTGCAAAGATGTTTAGTTCTCCCTTGCTAAATCCTCCGAAGAGTTTTCTGTCTATTGCTGGCCAACCTGTACTGACTTGTCCGTGAGAGTTCTTTAAGAACTCAAGTCTACCTTTCGGATCCTCAAAGTAGTCTGTACCAAGATCACGAGTCAATCCAATGCTTACTGCATCTTTAATCATATCCTCTACTGGAGCATAGTTGCCCTTTTCAAGTAAGTCCGCGGATTGAAGTATTGCACTTTCTAGTGCCTTGTGTCTGGAAAACGTTTCAAATTCATCTAACAACCATGTGAAGTGAGATGGATCTAAATCTTTTGCTGATTTTAATTTAATATCAAATTTTGCATTAACTTGGTTAACCTCTGGCATAACTTTATATTTGTCAACATAATCTTTTATAAATTTTGCAATAGGTTGTAATCGTCTATCAAAACTCGTAGGAGTAAAAATATTTTGTGCTCTAGCAAATGCTTCAGCATCTGCTAATAGCATTTCTAAATAAAGTTTTTGTACGTCAAATGTATATTCAGCCATTGTTTACTCCATATTCCCAAATCTTCTTCGAATATTTTCCTCCACATTGTATTTTACAACATTCGTGAGCAGAGTTAAAGTCTTTTGTTGTATTAAAAAAATCTTTTATTTTCTCATTGTTTAAAATGTCTGCACTAGAATATTTTGCTATGTTAAAATCACCGTTTTTAGGTGAGAACAAACTTTTAAACTTATATCTATATGTACCAAACCAACAACAAGGATAAAAATTACCTTCAGCGTCAATGTATAAATGGTTGTTTGGTAAATCATTTTTTAAACATTTAGGTCGCATAGAAAACGTATAATTGCTATCTGATAAAACTTTTTCTTGATGTGTAAGATGTTGGTTCACGTATTTTTTATCGGGCATTAAATCTTTTTGATCAAGCCACCGATCACTATATTCTAACATAAAATCAACAAAGCCAAGGTCTTTACTTGCTTGTTTGGCCTCATCTATTTGATGTTGATTATGTTTAAAAACTATAAATTTCCAAACAATGGGTGTATTAGAATTGGCCATAATAAGAACAGCATCCATTAGCATTTTCCAATCAGAATTCTTTCTATATAAATGATTTGTGTCTTCTAAACCGTCTATACTAAATGTAATTTTATCGGTTTCATTTAGTATTTGTGCAAGTTTTTTCCACCAATCGATTGTTCTATAACTACCGTTTGTTGTAATTGAAATTTTACAATTATTGGATTTTAATTTTGAACATAATTCTATAAATTTGTTATGATAAATTGGATCACCATTATTTCCACAAAATGAAATGTCTGCATTTTGTCCTAAAAAATTTACAAGGTTATCAACATTTATTTCGTGTATTAATCTTTTTTTAAATGTTTCATAAAACCAAGTACGATCGCACAAAGGACATTCTAACGTGCATTTACTAGTAGGTTCAATATGCCAACTAATCATTTATTCTTCTTCCTTATATGTGTGAATTACAATTGCCTGCTTACTTGTCATTCCTTTTTGTTTGTAATCATTACTACAATGTAATGATTTTGCCTCCCAGTATATGGCATTACCCCTTGTCCACGGTAAAACTTTTTTGACTGATAAGAATTTTAAATCGTTCTTATCAAGATGAGCTAATTCCGTTTCATGGAGATAAGAAGCGTTGTTATCTAAAGGTTTGTTATATATTTTTTTAAAATCATGAGTATAAGATTTTTTAGTGTGAATATCGTTGTCAACAAACGTATCAATTTGGTCAAAAACTATTGATTTTGCTAGATGTACTTTATTTTTATTGTTGTCTACACTTAACGGAATAAGAAAAGTTATAAATGGCTCTCCTATCCTTTTATGAAAATAATCACTATGTATCTTGAATGGATCATCTTCGTCTAAGTACATCGAAAAAAGCATTTTACATTTATCGCCAAAAATTTTCTGTACTTTCTTAAAAACAAGTTTGTTAAACCAATTTCTTAAGGGATGACCTATACCGATACTTGTGCCAACAGTATCTTTATATTTCCATCCTGTAGGCAATTTAGACATAATCTTTACAATTTTTTCTAGTTCGATTTCTGAAATAAAATTTTTTATTTCTTTAGCCATACATTTTCCTTTTTAATTCTATTTTTAATTTATTTGATTCTGTAGATCGTAAAATAGTTTGTATAGTAAACAATCTTCCATATTTTTTAACTGCATCAGCAACATCGTCAATAGAATTATCCCACTCAGGAAATGCTACGTTCCAATTAAATTCAATTGCTTGATTAACTAATTTTTCTCCAGGCTTGTCTCGATCTGGGACAACAATAATTGTACGACCAAGTCCGTTTATTATTTCTCGCTGTACATCATTTATTTCTGATCCTAATATACTAATACCAGAAACAGCAATAGCATCAAACGGTCCTTCAGTTACAATAACAAATTTTCTTGTCCAATCCTGTGCATCTATATTAAACACGTAGCCTGGTTGTACATCAGTATAGTATTTTATTTTGTTTGATTGTTCAAATATTCTACCTGTATAGCCTACAATATCTCCTTTCCAATAAAATGGAATTAATAATCTTTTATCTATATCCCAAATTGAAACAGGAGAATACATAAAATCGTACCAATCAGCACCAATGCCTCTACTTTTTAAATAATTTAATATAGTATCTATTTTTTCCCATTGTGGTTGTGTTAAATCTTTTGCAACATATTTTTCTAACCAAAAAGATAATTGGTGTGCATTTTTTGGCATTTCTGTTTTTTTAAATGTTACAAATCTTCTTCGTGGTTGTGTTATGTTAGATTCTTCGTGACGCATAGCCTCCATGGCAAGTTTTTTAATTGTGTCGTCGGCTATGCCAAGCCACGCCATGAATTGTTTTATTTTTTGAGATAGTTTTCGCCCAATGACATAAGATGCTTTATAACCACAATTAAAACAATGGTAAGATAATGTGCCATCAGCTGATGTCATTATTCCGCCACGTTTCTTTTTATCTTGGGTTTCCCCGTTGTGTATACAACAGGGTGCATTAAAAGATAGCCACCCGGAAGGTGTTTTCTTTTTATTCGCAGGTAACGAATTCAGAATTGTATTCTGGATCAGGTTCATACTTTACTATTTTACTGTCTATATAGGATTTTGTCAATGATTCCGTTATTACCAGTATCATTACCCCAACTAAATCTTACGTTTGTGTAAACACCATAAAAGTTATAGTTGGTAACAGTGGTAGAACTAGAAAAAGTTACAGGAGATGATTGTCCATCCAAGGTAATATCAAAATAGTCTGCACCTGTAGGAGATGAAGCCATTGTACCTTGTACTCTTAAAGCACCTGAAAAGTTTTTAGTATATACTGCAATTGTGTGTAATGCTTTGTTATTGTTTATTCCTGGTTTAGCATCAATTGAACTTGAAGTTTTTGCTAATGGTCCGTCTGTAACTGTAAAAGAAGATATACTTGTGCTATTAACAGCATCAGGATATGCACCATCAAGTATTTCCAAAGTACCTGCGGCATTGTAGCCAGTGTCAGCATATGTAATTTCTCGAGAATTATCTGACTTAACTTCTCTAACTGAAAAGTTGTAAAATTTAGCATCTAAATCTAAAAGATCGCCCTCAGATATTGTAATCGATGCTGTACCTTTGGTTGATACTGTAGAACCGTCGTCTAATATGCTTAAATTTCGTGTTAATGCTGATTTTTTAGTTTCAGAATCAATTATGTTAAATTCATATGTTTTGGTAGTAATATCTTGAGCTTTCTGATCCTCGTTTTTAAAAGTAAAACTTACCGGATTAGATACCCCTTTATGTAGTGTTATACGTCTATCGTACACTTTTGAATTCCTTCCATGGTAACCATTTATATAACCAATTACCAAGTTTGATAGTAAATACCTTGAGACTGTTTGCATAGTACATATTTAACAGTATTTATGGATACACGATGAATGAAATTTTTAACACATTGAAGGATAAATTTCCATTTTTAAGCCTTATTCGTAAAGGCGACATGGAATTTGTTGGTATTGTACAAAATCAAGATAACCATGTCATAAGTTTCTATGACTATGGTAGAATCATGAGTCCACAAGATAAGATGAGATATCTTAAGTCTGGTGAAATTTGGTGGCATGAATCTAATAGAAAAATACCAATTAATATATTTCTTAAAGGAGATTTTAAATATTTCCGTTCTACGTTAATTACTTTAAGTGCTAAAGATATTGAAATTGTGCATGGCCCAACTGTACGACTTTCTGAAATTTCGAAGAAACGGGTAAAACGAAGAACAATCCAATTAGTAAGAAGACCTACCTAGTATATTTTAAAAACACCTGATAAGCATTTGCTAACTCTTTAGAGTAGTTCAAAAAAATACAATGTTGTCTTTTATTGTATCTCATTTTCAAACCTTTTTTCTGCCAGTTACTTTTCCATGTTGGAAAAATATCCCAAAGCCAATCTTCGTCAATTTCTGTGCCACGGCACAGTACTTTTGCTGGACGTCTAGTTTTAATAGTTCGATCCATTAATCTAACTAATTCAACGTCAGTAAATTCAGTGGGTAGAGTTTCAGTTTGTGGTTTGATTTTTTTAGTACTTTTACGTTTCCTGTGTTGCACTAAAGTTATATTTAGCTCTTTTAATCAAATTCATCTGAACTACGATTGCATGAGCGTAAGCAACTGCGTGTGATTTTTTGAAAAAGTAACTACCATCAGTTGGTTTAACCCAAATTTCTTTTAATATTTCTTTCCAGTCTTTATACATTAGTCCTCTTTTTGCTGGACGTATAATTGCTAATACAGCCGCAAGTTGCTCAATGTTTTTAGGTTCTAGTTTGGATACAATATTAAAATGTCCATTTAAATGAAATAGTTGATCTACAATTTTTTGATCTTTTAATATATCCCAATCGGGTTCTTGTATCATTAATTCTACAAGTTCTTGTTCAGATTTTATATTTTTGTAGATGTTTACATTAAGACAATCAATTTTAAAATAACCTCTATCATCGGCTTTTTTATAATCTAGTGTTGCGTGTCCATTAATAGGATCAGTTGGAACTGCATGAAAATAAACTCCAGTTTTATGTTTTTCAATTTTTTCATTTTTAATAATAGATGCTGGTGCGTGTTTAAAAAGTTTTAACACACCGTCTCTATCAAAAAAATCTATGTCTACATCAGGCATTAGTGTAATTTCCTTTTATTGTAATCAGTAAAATTTTTCTTTGCACCAGGTTTTAATATATCAATTACTTTCAACATTTTTTTATATCCTGCAGTTTGTGGTACTCTATTATTCATTTCTGGTAAAATTACTTTTCTTATTGTTCCGTTGGGTTTTATTATAATACAACAATCACCAACTTCAAATTTTAATTCATCTGTTACTTCGATATCTAGTTTACTCAATGCGAGCCTCCTTGGCTGTTTCTTGTACAAACAAATGATCTGCTGGATAACTCCTAAATTTATTTGCCCAATATTCTGGATTAATATACCTTTGCGTCATTTGTAATTGTTCGTCTGTAAATAAGTTTAACATTTTTTTACCTGCAGAGCAACCAAGTAACAGCCAAGGAGATATTTTTCCTTGTTGAATATGTTGTACAGCTCGAGTAGTATTCACAAGTCTAAAATAATCAGACCATTGTGCATTTTGTTCTTCTGCCCAATCCATCATAGTTGCAATACTTCTTTGTAGTGCCGCTTCAACTGGTTCATTTTTAAGAGCATTAATAAGGTATGCTTCATATAAATCATCACGAGCCCAGTGGTCTAGTTTAACTTTTGATAATATTACATAGTCAATATATTTTTCGGGATATAATGGATTAATATGCATAACGTATCTGCCAAATTTTACAAATGCATTGTAATAAGAAGACTTGCAAAATTCGTCATATGTTTTTGTTTTGCCTGTGTGCTGATGTATCTCATAAAATCTTTGATATACCATGAAAGCATTTTGCACCCATTTTTCGTTTTTTTGTAAATGTCTACGTTTAGGCTCACATAAATGAACTTGTAATGTTCGTTCACGTGCAAATGTCTTACCACAATAGGTGCATTTATTTTGGTTCGATTCCATGTGCTTCTAATAATTCTTCTAGTTCTCTGTCTGTTATAACAATGTCTAGTGTTTCTAAATCATTTTCTTTAGCATTAGGATATAATGTTAATAGTTGTTTTAAAGATTTGTTCGGTACACGTTTCATAGGTTTTATCCATGGATGAAATTGCTGTTTTAATGCTCCACACATAGCAGTTAGTATCCATAATAATTTTTTATGCTTTGATCCGAGAGTAAAACAATGTTTGTTTACACATTCATTAATCATTTCAACATAATGTTCTACATAAAATTTATCTTTAGAACTTACACAAGATGCATATCTCATTAACATATAAGGTGAATACAAAGATTTTTCAAGGTTATCTATTCTATCATAATAGTCTTTATTACGAAAATCTACGGCTTTTAATCCGTTTCTTAATTCAAAAAATTTCCGGTTCTGTTTTGGCATATATTTCTGCGTATCCTAATGCAAATCTTGTTGCTTCAAGTTTATCTATAAACTCTAATACTACATGATGTTTTACAACATCACAATGAATCATTTTTAATTCTTTTTTTTGTATGTACTCCATAAGGTTGTTCATAAAATTTCTATCCATTAGTATTGGTAATTCTTTACCTCCTTCACCTACAGGTATATCCATGAACGGTGCTTTTATTTTTACCTTAGTTCCTTTTACCATACTGAGCCATAATCAATTTGTTCACATTGTCTTGAAATATCTTTTACAAAATAAGCACATATAGGTTTTTTGCCATTTTGTAATGGTACCGCAAGTAGTTGTCCTGATTTCATTTTAGGAAAGTACCATTTTACTTCAGTGTAGATATCAATAACATCAATTGGATAGAAATCGGGTTTACTACTAGATAAAGGATTAAATGTAAATGCATCAAAGCCTCTATCATTTAAACTTGTAATTGGTAGTACGTGCATTTCGGGTTGTCCTTGTTCTCCTATTAACATTTTCCAATCTAATGGCATTTTTATTTTGTGATCACCTATTTGTAATACTGCCGCAGGAGCATTAAATGATTCTAAAAATATTAAAGGTATGTAAAAGAAATCGGGCTCTTCTGGGTTTGAATTATCTAATACTGCAAATCTTAATTTTTCATCGACCCATTCCGGGATTTTTTCTAACGCATATGTTCGATTATCTAATGTAAGGATTTTCATAATCTATTTTTTCTATAGTATACGGATAATTTGCCTCTTTGTAAAACTTTTTCCTTTGGGTTAAATGTCTTTTTGCAAACTTACAACTACTAGTTATATCCCAAATTTGTACATGATCCTTGTCTTCTGCTTTACGAATGCCTCGTCCTATACTTTGTATTACACGTACAAAGGATTTACCAGGCTCAATAAGAACAAGATTGAATATCCTAGGAATATTAATTCCAACACTAGCAACTCCGTATGTTGCTATAATAATTTTACTTTTTGCAATAGACACTTCATCATAATGTTCCTTTCTGTCTAATGTTTTAGTTGCTCCGGATATAAAAACTGAATCTTTTATTTTCGTTTCAAGTAAATTCCCAGCAGAAATTCTATCGACTAATATAAGTGTGTTGCCTGAACTTGCAATATCACTAATTGTTTGTGCTACCCAAGTTATTCTAGTATCATCAGTTGTAAGCCATTTTAATTCTTCTGGGTAACTTTTAAACATTGGATGGTCTTGTGTTTGTAAAACATTAACATGACATTTAGCCAATACACCTTTGTCTTGTAATTCCTTTGCAGGAATTCTATGTGTTACGTCTCCTAAAGAACATTTTATTCCGTAAAATTCATAATCTTCTTTTGGTATTGTTCCTGTTAATCCCCAACGTATACCTGCATTTGCAAATGCTCCTGTTAGTAATCTTTTTAGTACATCTGCTTTTGCCATATGTACCTCGTCAACTATTATTGTTTGAATTCCTTGCATTACTTCTTTAAATTCTATTTTATCTTTTTTCTCAAGAACATTAATTGATTGCCAGGTTGCAATTGTATTATATCTACCTACTTCTTTTCTGTCACCAAAATAAACTCCTGTATCTAAATTACACGCAAGAAAATCCTCTTCTGTTTGTGTTACTAAACTTTTATTAGGTACAATTGTTAGTGTACGTCCATAAGGTTCAACTAACTTACAAAGTGCGGCAGTAATAATTGTTTTACCTGCACCAGTGGCAATTTCTTGTAGGCTTTGTGGTGCTTCTAAAAATTTATTAATTGTTTCTACTTGGTAGTCAC